GTTTTTTAATATCTAAAATGCGGCCACCGCGCGAATGGCGTTACCGTTGTACTTGCCGTTGCCCCACGTGCTGCCATTGCTGAAGTTCACGTACCAGGCGCTGTCCTCGCTGAACTCGGTGCTACTCCAGTAGTCGTTATCGGTAAGAAGGTGGCCGCCTACATAGTCCAGGGCTTTGTTAATGCCTTCGCGCAGATAGCGGATAATTACCAGCACACCCAGCGCCGGGATCGCTTCGCCGTCTTTCAGCAGTTCGGCCAGTTTCGGGTTATCCTGCACCAGCTTCGCGGTGTTTCCGGCACTGTCGAAGTCGTAGATAGCTTCGCACTCGTTCTTATAACTGTCTTTGCGTTTAGTTGCCTTCTGGTCGTCCGGTAGCAGCTGCGCGTCTGTCTCTGTGAGCGACACGGCGAAGCGGACGCCACGGAAAGAAACGCCGACATACTTAACGCCGTCCTGGCCGTTAGTGCCGGTAAACAGTTCGGCGCGGCCGTCGTCGTAGATTAGGTATATACCTTCCTGCGGTTCCTGTGTGTTGGCGGGTGCCTGGTGTTCGCCGCCCTGTACGAAGTCGTAGCAGCGTTTAGCTTTGGTTACGTCATATTGGTTTGCCTGTAAAAGCGCGTAGCGCAGTTCTTTGTTTGTCTTTTCCATTGTTTTACTTATTAAAAAATTACTATCATAGAAGGGAAGGGCGCGGCGTTCTTCGCGTTGCCAAACTTTAGCCTTCCTTTTATAAATCTGATCTCTTTTGCCTTGTGGTAGATAAATTCGTGGAAGTATCGCGTATCTGTACGGGCTGGTATTAGCATAACTACCGTAGTGCCGGGCTTCCGGCTTTCTTCGTAGCACTTCTTTACCCAGTCGTAAATCTGTCTTCCGTAGGGCGGGTTACAAAAAACTACGTGCCCCCCCAGCATTGCGATAGGCCGTTAATTTCCGGGGTAAAATACTTTTCGCATTTCGCGTTATCCGGCAGCGCGCACGGATCCAGGTTAAAACCAAATTCTTTATTTAGTTCGTCGAAAAGATCCTGCGGTGTGGCCCATATATCGGAAGCACTTGAAAATAGTACGCTGTTCATTTTATCTACCGTTAAGCAGGTGCAGGCTGCGGCGTGTCCGGTCGGCGTTGGCCTGCTGGTCGTTTTCGATATTTGCCTGTTCTCCGTCTTCGCTTAGCAGTTCTTCGATCTGTACCGTGCCGAAGTAACCACGCATAAAGCAAAGGAACTTTGTACCGTTGCTTAACTCCACGATATAGGCGGTATCGCGGTCGCTGCTAAGTTCCTTTTCACAGGTGCTACAGCTTACGGTATAGTTTGGGTTAAACTCTATTACGCCGCTTTTAGCCGTCCAGTTCTTTTCACCATAACGGCGTATAGCTGTGTATCGGAATTTCAAAAATTTCTTTGTCATAACTTAATCTTTTAAGTAGTAAGGTGTCGAATACCCAGCGCCTTTCAGCGGTAAGTCTCTGCACCATTCTATCGGTTTACTAAAAAGCGCCTCAACGTCGGCCAGCGTTTGGCCGGGTTCGGCTTCTACCACGATTTCGTCGTGGATATGGAAGACTGTATTTAACTGCGCCTGGTGAGCGCGAAGTATCACTATACCCAAAATATCGCGGGCTATTGATTGCACTATATTTTCAGTTAGTTTACCACCATACGTGCGTATTTTGCCCCACTTCTTTGTATTTTGGTTGATACCTTCGTATTCGATTACATCGTGGTCGCCGCGCCAGCCGTCGTTTAGCTCCTTTCCGATTATCGCACGCGGGTAGCAGATTGTACGCCCGGAAGGCAGCGTTATAGTAAGCATACCCCAGCGACGCGCCACTACGATACCCCGGTTAATAGTTATACTTTCGCCTGTGCGTATAGCCCGTATAGCCGCTTTTTCTATGGTCGTCCACAGCTTTACGATATGCGGGTTAGCTGCGCGCCAGCGTGTCGTAATATCCTTTTCTTCGTGCTCGGTTAAGCCCATACGACTACCGCCCATTGCTTCCAGGGCTTTAACACCGCCGCCATAGCCCAATGCCAGTACGGCGATCTTTCCTTTTTGGCGTAGTCCGGCGTTCTGGCCGTGCTTCTCTACGACGCAGTTAAACATCTGGCCGGCCGTAGCGCAGTATATATCACCACCGGCGCGGAATACATCTAATACCCAGTTTTCACCAGCCAGCCACGCAATAACGCGCGCTTCTATTGCGCTAAAGTCGCATACGTGGAAGGTGCAGCCGGGCTTCGCTATAAATGCCGTGCGGATAAGTTCAGATAGTACCTGCGTAGGGTTCGGGTAGTTCAGTTCCAGGTCGTCGAGGTCGCCAGCTTTAACCAGGCTTCGTGCGTAGTCCAGATCTTCTAAGTGGTTTTGCGGTAGGTTCTGCACCTGTACCAGTCGCCCGGCCCAGCGCCCAGTCCTGGCCGCGCCGCAGAACTGCAAAAGCCCGTGTATTCGGCCGTCTTCGCATACGCACGACTGCATAGCGCTGTATTTCTTGTTACTGGTCTTACCCATTTCGCGCCGGATAGATAATACCTGCTTAGCTTTCGGCCAGTAGTGCAGCTGGTCTTCTATATCGTCCAGGTTCTTTTTGTTGAGAGTGGCGAAGGCCTGGCCGGTTACTTTGCGCAGGTATTCTTTTATCTGCGCGGGGCTGTTTGGGTTATCCATACCGGTAAGCTCCTGGGCTTCGTGCAGCAGGCGTGCTTTGTATTCATCATCGAAGCGGGCGGCATTATCTACCAGTTGGCGGTCTATCATCACGCCGCGATCATTGATTAACTGATCTACGGTATATAATTCTTCGTCGAAGTCGGCAGGCTCCAGGCGTCGCACTTTGGCTAATACAGCCTGTTCTACCTCTACGTCTCGGATATTATATGCTTTGAAGGTTTCCCAGCGTTCCGGTGCGTTGCTTGGAAGGTGTCTAATAATCGTACCGTCCTTCTTTCGTGTCGGGCAGCTGAAATAGCGGATAAGGGCCGCGCCTTCTTTCATTTTACCGTCAGCCAGGCGCAGCACTTCGCCGCATTGCCCCAGGGATAGCGGAAGACCCATACGCGCAGCGCGTACCATAGTGCAGCGCCATTGTGCAGGATCCATTAACGGCCAGCCGTAATACTTACTTATGCAAATGCGCTCAAACGCGGCATTAAACGCAGTTTTCACCACGGCCGGATCCCTAAGGGCGGCTATAACTTCGTCTGGCAGTTGTTCGCCGTTGGCGAAGTCGCAGCACATCACCTGGCTGCCGTCTATGCTATACGCGAAAAGCAGTATAGTAAAGTCCGGTGCTTCGACGTATCTATATGCGCCGCAGCTCGGCAGATCTGCGCTGCTGTAGGTCTCTATGTCTATGCCTAATTCTTTCATTTGTCAGTAATAAAGCGGCCCGATACGAGGATAGCCCATACCAGGCCGCCGGGGTTCTACGTTTACAGGTCTTCGTCGTCTTCCATATCAATATCGGCAAAGTCGCTTTCAGCGCTTGATCTGCCGCCCAGGCGTTCGTCGTCCTTGAACTTCATCACGTTATTAAGCCCCACGGCTACGCCTCTGTTTCCGCTTATGTCGTAAGGGAAGAAGGTAACGGAAACGATAGCCCATACGCCGCTATACATTTCTTCTTCGTCCACAATCGGCGTTTTGTCTTTGGCGATAACGCCGGGGCGGGTTTTCGCCTTCGCGTTCACAAAGAAATGATCGGCGTAAACGTCGTCGTCTTCCTTGTCGGTGTCGCCGTCGCGCAGCGGCAGATCCAGTTTTTTAGGTTCTTTGCCGCCCCACTTCGATACCATACCGGCTTTTTTAGCGGCTTCGATTGCGTCCTGCAAAGCCTTTACGGTTTGCTTCTCCTTCTTGGGGATAAGTACGTTAGTCATATATTTGCCGTTGTCTGCGTCGCCGTCGGGCGAATACTTGGCAAATAGGTGAGTGTACGAGAGACGGCACGGGCCGAATACTACGGTACGGCCTTCGTTCTTGATAATTGGTGTTATCATATTGCTTTACTGTTTACTACTCCCGGAATACGCCGGGCCGGTTTTTTATTCTTCGTTGTCGTCGTAATAATTGTTAGTTGTATTTCCCGATCTAAAGCCGTGGATAGCGATACCCAGCAGCACGGCGATATACAAAGCCCAAAAGGGGTGCTGCATTACTGCGTTAAATAAGTCCCAGATCATATCTGCACGTCCTTAAAATCATCGGCTACCGGGTCTATCGCTTTGCGCTTGTCGCTTTCTGGTGCCAGTGTCGGTTTACCCTGCGGCTTTTCGATGTAGTCGCCTACCAGGGCGGCAAATTGTTTTTTGCCTATTAGCTTTTCCAGGTCTGTAATAGTGCGTAGTTCCTGTGGCTTGTAGATCTGCGCAGTAAGGTATCCGGCTTTGTTGAGGGCCACGGCGGCAGCGTCCTGGTCTATGATTTTGCGCACGCTGCGGCCTTCTACTATTTTCCAGCCTGGTAGCTGTACGCCGCTTAACGCTTGTTGTAGTGCGTATTCTTCTACGCCGCTTAACCAGGTCTTTACTACTGGAAGGATCGGCAGCACGTCGGCGGCCAGTTCTTCGGGGCTTAGCAGCTTCGGATCCTGCACGGCTGTGGTGCAGAGTTTGGCCAGTGCGCGGCAGCTGCTTTTCACTTTGCAGAACTGGCACCATACGCCGGGCTTCTGCGGGCCGTTACCTTCGTGGGCTTCTTTGGCCTTCGGGGTCAGCACGTCGGTAGCCCAGGTTATAAGGTCTTCCGTAGATACTTCGTACTCGCTAAGGTTGTCGATACGCGGCTGTACGATAGTCATACGCACGCGGTCTATGTTGTAGTCAAATGCGAATTTTTCGTAGGCGCCCAGCCCGTAGATCATCATTTGCGGATTTTCCGCAGCCGACACCTTCACGCCTTTGCCGTACTTAAAATCTATTACTTCCATAGTGCCGTCGGCGATAATAATAGCGTCGGCAGTTCCGAAGGCTTCCGGTACATACTGGCCGAAGTCCAAGCGCGTTTCTACCAATAGCTGTGCGTCGGCAGTTTTGGCGCGCGCAGCGTTGTACTTCTCCAGCACGATAGTAGCGTAGGTGTCGGTATATTCGTCCATTTCGCCCGTGTGGTACTTGTCGAAGTATTCGGCTATTTCCTTGTCTTCGCCCTCTACGTTGAGGCTTAAAAACTCTTTTAACTTTTTGGCGCAGTAAGCGTGCGCCAGTGTGCCTTCTTCTGCGAAGCTGCTACCCGCGTCTTCTACGTTAGCTTCCAGACGCGGTGCGGCGGTGCAATTTAACCAGCGATGAGCGGCCGAAGGACTTAATAATGCGTGCGCTCCCATTATCTTAAAAGGGACAATCCCCCCCCACTAATTGATCGTCTTTAATTTGTACCTGGTCGCACTCCGCTATAAATCCTTTGCGGCTTTCGTGATCCGGCAGTGCGCTGGGCTTGTCTGCTCCGTAAATGGCAGCGGTAGCCTTAAACCAGCCAGTTAAGGCGCGGTGCCATTTTTTGTAACCTTCACTACTGGTGTCTTCTTTGTAGTTCTCGCCTTCGATGCGTCGGCGGGTGCGATCCATAGCAGCGCGCACGTCCACTTCGGTAAGCTCCTTTTCAGTTTCGGGCGCCGGTTCCGGTACTGGTGCAGCTTCTACGGCTATCGCTTCGGGTTCTTGCACTTCGGCAGCCGGCCGCACTGGGGCGGCTTCGGCCGGTTCTTTCTCTTGTGCTGGCGCGGGTGTCGGCTGGGCCGTTACTACTCCGGGCGCTGCGTTTTTGACAAAGGCAGACAGAAGGCCGCAAAGGGTATCTGTAACGCCGATCTGTACGCGCACGTTAATGTTAATTTCTTGCATATTGTTAAAATTCTTTGGTGAATTGTGTTAGTTCTGGAATGGTGCCGCGCTTTTCCCAGCGTTTTACCAGTACATAGAAAAGATAGAAGGCGCCCAGGCCTATGACCTTAGTAGAGATAAGCACCCACAGCCACGAAAGCAGCGGCAGCCCGTCTTCCGGTACGCTAAAAGTTCCGATAGTTGCTACAAAGCCTATGATAAGCAGAAGCCAGTAGCGATAGTTTGAAATGATTTTTTTCATACTGCTATTTTTTTAGTTATTTTCCAGCACTTAGCGGGGATAAAAGGTTACTACCAGCCGGCCTGCTTGTCCTTTGAATTGCGGTACGTGGTTAAGGCTCTTTAATGCTTTTTGGGCGTAGTGTTCTGCGTGCAGATTTCCTACGATTTCGCAAAAGCGTGTAAAGCCTACTACGATGCGTTTATGCTCCTTTGGAAAGGTAAGGCGTATAAGGTAGTCGCGGTTAATCTTTTTCCGCAGTTCCCCGATATTTTCTATAGTGTGCTGCTTAGTCATTTTGATAATTTTATAAATACGTAGCTTCCCAGCATTTAATAATCTGCTGGCCCGTTGTGAATTTTGCCCGGCCGGCTTTTCGCACCTGGAAGCGAATGCAGCCGCTATCTTCCCAGCGTTTGATCGTGTGGCGCTCTACGCCCAGCAGCTTAGCCGCTTCGGTCTGTGTATAGCGCGCCTGTGGATCGCATACTGGTTTAGTCTGTACCATTGCACGTTACTGTTAGCGTAAGGCCATTAACACGGCACGAAAAGCGGCGACGTTCCAGCTTCTTCATAGCATAAGCCGTATTTTTTTGGCTATCCAGGTCGTAGCCGTCCGCACATTGCACCGTAAGCGTTTCCCCGCTTTGCATAAGCCTTAGACGCTCACGGGTAATTTTTTTAGTCGTTTTTTGCTCCATTTCTTGCAATTTTTACGTTTTACCTTAAATTAGTTCGTTGGTTCGTTGGTACACCGGAAAAAATTGCCTACCTTTGTGGCGGTTATTTTTGGTTATTGAAGGTTATCCCGCCACTATGGCAGGCAGCCTTTTCCGTGCCCATTTCGTTGGTTTGTTCGTTTGTTGGTTGCAAAGTTAGACGATTTCGGGTAAACTACCAAATAATTTCCGCGAAAAATTACCCGAAAGCGGGTAAAAAATGAAATTTCGTGCTGTTTTTACCCAAAAACGGCCTAAAAAAGTGTACCCGTATGCCAGAAAGCAACGAAAAAGCGGTGCGCGATAGGATCGCCGCTCTGCAAAAAGAAAAGGGTTTTACCGAAAACGGGTTAGCCGAAGGCGATACACCCACCCAAAAACGGTTAAACCGGCAATTAAGCCACGGCGCAGCCATAACCTTAGACACGCTGCTGCGCATATTAGAAACTTTCCCGGACGTATCGACCGAATGGCTGCTGCGCGGATCCGGGGAAATGTATTGCAGCTATGGAGGCGTTACCGGTGCGCATAAAGTAACCGGAAGGCACGCCACTGTAATAGGCACGCAGTCTAACGGATTTTCGGAAGGATCCGTGCGCGAATTGCTGGCCGGAAAGGATAAGCCCTGTACCGAATTATCGGAAGGCTTCGTGCGTGAACTATTAGCAGAAAAGGATAAGCAGATACAGACTTTATTAAACCTACTTTCTAACCGATGAAGAAAATAATAAGCAGCCTATTTGCCGCCCTGGTGCTTTGTGCATCGTGTAGCAAAGACGAAAACAATATAGTGCCAGCCGACGGTCAATATATAGCGGACGCCGGCGACTTGGTAGCGGTCGTAGTTTTGGAAAACGGAAACTGCACCTACTTTGCGCCCTTCGTGGACGGCGAAGTATTCAGTAACTGGACTAACGTAAACACGTCCGGCGATTACCCTAAATATACATATAAGGTTAGCGGGCTAAACATAGCTTCCACCTTTTCCAATCCTACAGCCTTTTCAGCCGTGCTGGACGGTGTACTGGTTAAGGGGCAGAACGGTGTTAGTATGGGAAGCGCGCAGCTGGTCTTCGGCGGATCGGTAGTGCAGTTTAAGTTAGATAGCCGGGTATTAGATAAAAACGGCGACGGAATTTTAGACGAAAAGCAGCAGGATATTAGATAAAGCAAAATGCAAATTTTCAGCAAATAAAAATCATAATAATATAAACTATTGACTATTATGCTG